CAGAACGACCAAACTTATTCTGCGACATGCGAGAATACAGGATGCTACGCTACGTCCAGCCCCCAGCAAAGCGACACAAAGTTGCGAAAATGTGGCTGCGCTACAACTACCAAAAATGCGGATACGGAGCGACTTTGTATGTGCGTAACCAAGGGCCAAGAGTCCTTGGAACAGCGTGGGACACAAAGCTGCTGCTGTTAACGTGGGAGCTACAGGCACCCACAGCTATTAAAACACAGGCTGTGAAAAAGAAAAGAAGAATCTAATGGAGACTATGCTAATCTTTATGTTGGTAATTCTGGAAAAGAATGTGCCTACGCTTGAGATAGCATTCCGCGAGTTAACTTCCTGCATTGAGTACAAAACAGCCTTAGTGCATCAAAATGTAAGCGAACACGCTATTGTAATGCCTAAGACTAGACACTTTGATGCGTATTGTGAACCCAGAGTAGTGCCTGTGGCTGACGTAGGTACTAAACTGTTACTTAGAGATCCACCTAAAAGAGAGGAAGACTGATATGCCGGGATACGGAATGAGCTACGGAAAAACTAGCGGTATGAAAAAGAAAAAGAAAGCCATGAAGAAGAAACCAATGCGTAAACCTGCTGGTAGAAAAATGTAAAATAATACTTGACTTTTTGTCAAAAGTATGATATAATCTAAACTGTATCTTAACTAATTAAGGGAATACATAAGATGACTAAAGAACTTGAAGTTTACTTTGCTAATTACTTTGAAATGTTTCGTTTAGAAGGTTGGAAACAACTTCTTTCTGATCTAAACCAAAATGTAGCGCAAATAAACTCAGTTGAACAAACAACAGATAATGACAACTTGCACTTCCGTAAAGGACAACTTGCAATACTCGCTACGTTGTTTAACTTAGAAACTCAAATAAGTAATGCTGAAAAAGACGCAAAAGAACCAGAACAGGAAGAACTTGATTTAGAAGACAATGTTCAAGCTGTATGATTTTAAGTGTCTTGATGGGCATGTATTTGAAGCATTAGTACCTGAAACCCAACACATTATACGGTGTGAAAAGTGCGGTTACAGTGCTAAACGGATTATCTCTCCTATCAGGTCTTCTCTTGATCCAATAAGCGGAGACTTTCCTGACGCCACAAAGCGTTGGGCTAAGGCTAGGGCGAGCCACATCCAATACGAGAAAAAGCAAAGTTCGTAGCTAGAACCCTTTTTTTAATCTCTCCATAATACTAAGGTACGGAGTTTAATAATGGCTAAAATAATTGAGCGTGAGGATACGCAAGCGTCTACGGAAGACGTATTTGCGGAACAAGAACAACTAGAAGTGGAAGAACAGGTAACTCCTAGCGAACCTGAGATTCCTGACAAATACCAAAACAAGTCTGCACAGGAACTTGTACAGATGCACCAAGAAGCTGAAAAGCTATTGGGGCGACAAAGTTCTGAGGTAGGCGAGTTACGTAAAGTTGTTGATAACTACATCCAAGCACAACTCACAACGGAACCACAACAACAAGAAAAAGTCGAAGAAGTAGACTTTTTTACTGATCCTGAGAAGGCAGTAGCACAGGCTATTCAGAACCATCCTAAAATTAAGGAAGCTGAATCAGTAAGTCAACAGTACAGAATGCAAACTGCACTCTCTGCACTAAAGACTAACCACCCTGACATGGAAAGTATCCTAAAGGATACAAAGTTTGCAGAGTGGATTCAGGGATCTAAGGTTAGGACAAAGCTGTTTGTAGCAGCGGACAAGGAGTACGACTACGAAGCTGCTGATGAACTTTTCAATCTTTGGAAAGAACGTCAACAGATGATTGGTCAAGCTGCAAGTGCTGAGAAGCAGAGCCGCAAGCAAGCAGTACGCACAGCTAGTACAGGCAATGCCAGTGGTAGCTCTGAATCAAGCCCTAAGAAAATCTACAGACGCGCAGACATTATTAAACTTATGAAAGAAGATCCTCATAGGTATGCTGCTCTCCAAGATGAAATAATGAGAGCGTATGCTGAAAAGAGGGTCAAATAGTATATCTGAGGAGATATTAAATGACTGATTCTACATATCCCGCGACTGGGGGGTTTGTTGACAATACTAGTGCAGCAACCTTTATCCCAGAAATTTGGAGTGATGAGATCATCGCTTCATACCAAAAGAACCTTGTTTTAGCCAATCTTGTAAAGAAGATGTCAATGGCTGGCAAGAAAGGCGATACTATCCATGTACCTAAGCCTGTACGGGGCGATGCACACGCTAAAGCAGAAAATACTGCTGTAACGGTGCAGAACGCTACGGAAAGCGAAGTGCAAGTATCCATCAACAAGCACTTTGAATACTCCCGCTTGATTGAGGATATTACGGATGTACAAGCCCTGTCTTCTTTGCGTCAGTTCTATACTGAAGATGCTGGTTATGCACTGGCTAAACAAGTTGACACCGACCTTCACTCGTTGGCTACTGGCTTGGGTACGTCTGGTACAACATCTTCGACCTACGCAAATAACGCAGGTACGTTCTTTGTAGACGCTTCTAATGGTCTTTCTACTTACGCTGTTGACACTGTAGTTTCCGCTGACGTATTTACTGACGCAGGCTTCCGTGGCATCATCCAAAAGTTAGATGACCAAGACGTTCCTATGGACGGACGTAGCTTCATTATCCCACCTGTTGTCCGCAACACTATTATGGGTATTGACCGCTATGTTAGCTCTGACTTCGTAAACAACGGTCAAGTTACAAACGGCCAGATTGGTCAACTGTACGGTATCGACGTTTTCGTTAGCACTAACTGTCCTACTGTAGAAGCTGCTGGTGATAACTCAGCTAGCTCAGTAGACTCTTTGGGCGCACTGTTGCTCCACAGCGATGCTATCGTTATGGCAGAACAAATGGGTGTACGCTCACAGACTCAGTACAAGCAAGAGTTTCTCTCTAACTTGTTTACTTCAGACACTTTGTACGGAGTAGCTGTACTTCGTCCTGCGTCTGGCCTGACTCTGGTAGTTCCTGCTAGCTAATAGTAGGTTAAGCATGGGGCTGCTTAGGTGGCCCCTAGCTTTCTTTTTAAGGTGAGTATATGTTACAATCTTTGATTGGGCCTATAGCTAATTTAGCAGGTACTTTCCTTAAAAATAAAGCTGCTGAAAAGCAAGCTGTCCACGACTCCAAGATGCGACGTATTGATGCGGACGCTGATTGGGAAACTCAACAAGCCGCTGCCTCTCAGTCTTCTTGGAAGGATGAGTGGTTTGCTATTATTCTAAGTTTACCGTTGATAGGTGCGTTTGTACCGTCAATGGTTCCATACGTTGAGCAGGGGTTTACTGTATTGTCTACAATGCCAGACTACTACAAAGCATTTCTTGGTGGCGCTATAGCTGCTAGCTTTGGTATTAAAACCCTGTCTAACTGGGGTGGCAAATAGTGGCTGAAGTAGGCTTTGCACCAGATACAGATTTATTTGAAGGTAGCTTTAATATTCCTACTCAGGAAGAAATTTTAGCACGCCTAAATGACCCCAACTTTAGTGCAACTGTTCTTGAAAATTTTGTAATACCTTCTGACCAGTACACTGAAGCAGCGGGTGGTTTTTCACCGTCTAATTTAGTATCCCCTGTTAGCCAAGAATACTTAAATTCATGGACAGCGGCTAACCAAGTTACTGACGGAAACAACGGTACTTCTTTAAGCAACGAACACTTACAGCAAATTAAAACTTTTGCTGCTTTACAGCCTAAGTACGTGCCTATAGTTCCCGGCGAAGGAGATAGATACAACAGGCGCATGGAGCAAGCGCAGCAGACTCCCGGCGCTATCTACTCTAACTTTGAAGCATACGCTCTTGCAATGCAAGATCACAATGCTGCAGTTACACAGTACGTTGAGCAGGAAGGTATACCTACTTCAACAGTAGTGGACGGCAAAACTTTATACTTAAACTTAGGCACTACTCCTGCTTACTATCAAGAACAAGAAGATGGCGGTCAGCTAAAAAACATACTACACTCCACGCAACGCAGCGGGAATACGTATTACACTCAAATAGGAGAAGTAGGAACCTACGGAACAATTGCTAGAGATGCTGTAGGGCCAGAAAAAACTGCTCCATTAAAAGACCTTGCACCGTTTATAGCAGCCGCTTTAGTAGCTACTGGCGCAGTTGTTGCTGTAAAAGCAGCCGCTGCTGCATCAGGAACATCAATAACTGTATCATTTACACCGTCTGCCGCAGTAGCTCAGACAGGCGGTTCTTCCGTAGTAAGCACTTTAACAGGTGCGTTAAACGCAGGTAAAACTGCCGCTGAGACAGTTCTTAGTAACTTTGTTGCTTCCGCTACAGGAGCAAGCGCAACTACAGCCGCTGGCGCTCCTATAGTAACTTTAGGTAAAATTGTTACAGGCGGTACAGTAGCCGCTGGTGTAGGAGCAGTTGTAGAAGGTTTATCTACAACAAGCGGTTTGCCGGGAGGAATTGTATACACTGGCCCCGGCGCTGGCCCTGATGGTGGTTTTAATCCTAATGCAGTCTATAATCTTACTGCAAACGCAGACGCTGAAAAAGAAGAAGAAACTACTGAAGAAGACAACACAGCCGTAGCTTCTGCTGTAGCTGTTGCTGTAGATGCTTTAACTACACCTGAAAATAATGAAACTGTTGTGGCTGCTAACAATACGGTCAGCGCAGCAGAAACAACAGCACAAGCTGCCTCAGACAACGTAGCAACTGTAATAGACGAGACAGATGCTTCCGTAGCTAGCGCGGAAGGTTATGCTAGCTATTTGGCTAGACGGTACGGAACACGTAGTTTTTCTTATAGAAATGCAAAAGCAAAAGCAGACGCCGCTAAACTAGACGCAAGTAATAAAGTAAACCAAGCAAGAACCGCTGCTAGTGTGGCACAGGCTGAGTTGGAAGATGCTAAAAAAGCACAAGCAGGTGCTTATAAAGACGCTCAAGACGCTTACAGGGTAGAACGTGTTAATGCTACTAGAGCTGCTGAAGCAACAGCCCGACAAAAAATAGCAGAAGACAAAGAGCAACGACGCATAGAGCGCACTACAGACACAGACGGTGACGGTATATACGATGTTGTAGACTTGTTTCCTAATGATGCTAGTGAGTGGCGGGACAGTGATGGTGACGGTATGGGCGACAACGCCCAGCAAAAACTTGTTAATGATTTAGCTACAGAAGCTGCTGCTACTGCTGCTGCCAAAGCTGCTGAAGACGCTGCAGCTACTCAGGCTGCTGTAGATGCTAAGGCTGCTGCAGATGCTAAGGCTGCTGCAGATGCTAAGGCTGCTGCAGATGCTAAGGCTGCAGAGGAAGCTAAGGCTGCTGCAGATGCTAAGGCTGCAGAGGAAGCTAAGGCTGCAGAGGAAGCTAGGGTAGCAGAAGCTAAAGCTAGAGCAGATAAAATAATAGCAGACGAAGCCGCCGCAGCAGCCGCTGAAAGAGAAGCACCAGACTATACAAAAGTAGAGGCTCCTCCTTCAGAAGTTCCAGCAACTCCTGCAGCCGATCCTTCAGAAATAACATCTGAAGTTGATATAGAGTATAAAGATCCTTTTGAACCTGAAGTACCGCCTCCAGAAATTCCAGAGCCACCTGTAGAAACAGAAGTAACAGAAACTACAGAAGAAGAAAGCAGTGCTGGCGGTAGTGGCGGTGGAGGTGCTGGTGCAGGGGGAAGCGAAGGCGCTGGTGAATTAGGAGAAGAAACAGGTTCTACAGATATTATAGCTGCACAATTAAAAGAAGCTATTGATTTAGAAACAGACCCTGATGTCAAAGCAGGATTACAAGGCGAGTTAGATAAATGGCTTTCAGGAGGCCCAGCAGTCTATGAAACTTTACCTTTAGGGCCACCTGCTCCAGATGTAGTTGCTTCAGATTTTAACATTCTTGATGCTATTTCTTGGGTTGCTAACTTAAAAGATTATTTTAAGCAAGACCCAACATCAGCTACTCCTGTTGAACCTGAAACAGGAACAGAAGATCCGACTATTTCTACAGGAGGTACTGGAGCAGCAACAGGTACAGGCACAGGCACAGGAGAAACAGGACAGCCCGGAACTGGTGACGATGGAACAGGCACAGGCGCTTCTGGTACTCCCGGCGCTGGCGCTGGTGAGGTAGGTGACCCTAGTGATGTAGGCGAAGGCACAGGCACAGGAGAAG